TGCGGGGCAGGCCGACGATGCCGAAGGTGCGGGAGCCGTACACGATGCGCCACGATCCGATTGCTGCGGCCAGTGCCGTGCTGTGACGCACCGTGATGACGTGCGTCTGACCGCTTTGCATTTGCGATGCCGCAAGGCGCTCACTGCTGCCCGTGGGGCGGATGGCGGCGAACACCGTTGCCACGTCTGCAAAGCCACCGGGCACGGGCTGGCCGTAGTCGTCAACAGCGCTTGTCGGCTGCTGGAATGTGACCTTGTGGGCGAGGCGGCCGGCGTGCATCAGACCCCCATGTCGGAGCGGTACGGATGCCACAGATTGCGGGCCGCGTCGAGGTACCTCATGCGCTCGATCGGGTCTGCATCGAAGTCCGCGCGGATCATCAGTACAAGGCCGTTGAAGGCATCGGCGGGCAGCGCATCGGCAGACGATATTGGCGTGCCGCCGCTGTAGTTGTTGAATTCAGCCAAGCCGGATGTGATCAGGCGCGTGAGCAGCGCATCGTGATCCGTGCCGCTCACCCGGAGGGCGGCCTTGACGTCATCAAGAGCGGCCACGTCAGTCCTTCAGGCTTTCGGCGTAGGCCACGGCGTCGGGGTGCGTGTCGAGCTTGTCGGCGTGCTGCTTTGCCTCTTCCGCGTCAACTTCAACCACCTGATCGACTTTTCCGAACGCACAGTCGAGAAGCACGCGCGCCTTTACCTTGCCGGACTCGGTCGGCTGTTTTTTTGTTGCCATGGTTTGGCTCCAGTGACGGCGGGGCCGAAGCCCCGCGCGTCACGATCAGGTCGCGCTGTTCTTGAAGGTCTTCACGGCGCCGCCAACGTCGATCAGGTTCCCGCCCTGACGGTTGAAGGCGACGAAACCGATCTGACCGTTCAGCAGGAAGCCGGAGTCAGCCATGCGGAACAGCGTCAAGTCCATCACCTGGCGGATCAGGTACTTGCTGAAGTCGCCGAATGCGATGGAAACCGCATTGGCTGCCATGGCGGCAACGTCCTGGTTGATGTAGATCGGGCGGCCCAGCAAGCGGTCGGGAGCGCCGCCGGGATTGCCCTGCTCATAACCAGGAACGAAGATCGGGCGGCCTTGGGTGTCCTTGAGCTTGCGCAGCGCCTTGACGGTGCTGTCGTGCATCATGTAGCCCACTGCCAGGCCGGCGCGATACACCGGATCGACGCTGTGCTCCAGATCGACCAGATCGTCATAACTGACGGTGGTGGCGCCGCCTGTAGCCGCAGTCTTGCCGACGGTGGCGGCGGTGATCAGGCCCTTGGGCTGGCCGGTGCCGGTGCCGGTGGTGAAGTGCTCGCCCGTGATGCGGCCGATACGGGTTGCCAGCAGGGCCTGGATGTAGCCCTCGATGTCGAACATCGAATCTTGGATCAGCTCGAACGGCAGCGCGATCTTCTTGGACGAATACTTGTAAACATCCATCGTCAGGTTGCTGAACGTGGTATCGCCCGCAGTGACGGCGGCGTTTTGGCCGACGATCTCACCCTTCTCCGACGTGGCGTCGGCGGCGGGAAAGTTCATCTGCGCGCCGGTGCTGGTTTGCAGCGTGGACGCCACCGCGCGGATTCCTCCGGTCAACTTCATGGCCTCGGTCAGTTGACGGTAGTACTCGGTCGCAACCGTGTAGCCGCCTTCGCCGTTGGTGGTGGTGGACATCGCGGCGCGAATGTCGGGCGTCTGGCGCTGCTGCTGGACGGTGATGTCCTCGGGAGTCATGGCGCGGACGCCACCGGTCAGGAAAGCACGAAGGGCCTTGTTGTCGCCCTTGTGCGCACCGGGCGTCTTCACGAAGTCATCCGCAAACGCCTGGACGTTGCCGTCGAGTGCGTTTTCGGCGATCTTGGCGAGGGCCGCATCGTGGCGCTTGATCTGATCGTCAATGGCGCCGACTTCCGCCATGGCGGTGTCGTATTGCGCCTGATGTTCAGGCTTCCACTCGGGGGTTTTGTCGGAATCGACGAGGGTTTGCAGGTTTTGCGCCAGTGCGTTGCGGCGCTCCCGCAGGGCTTGGATAGAGGCCATTGCTGGTCCTTTCATGAAAAAGCCCGCACGGCGGCGGGCTGGGTTGCGGCTTTGACGCGGGAGCGCCTTGGGCCGAAAACGAAAAAGCCGCCCGAAGGCGGCTTGTCAGAAGTTGATGGAAGTGGTCAGGCCGGAATCAGGCGAGCCATGGCAGCGCGGTGCAAGGCGGCGCGGTCGGGCTTTGCTTCGGGTTCAATGCGCGGGGCCGCGTTGAATGCCGACAAGTCCCATTTGTTCGCGGCCTTCGGAGCCGCATCGGCAACACGGTCGGCAAATCCCTGCTCCACGGCGTCGGTGGCGGTGATCCAGGTTTCTGCGGCGAGCATGGCGGCGATCTTGTCGGCATCCAGTCCGGTGCGCGTGGCGTAGGTCTGCGCCAGCGTGCCGTCGATTTGCTCCAGCAGGCCGGCGGTGTGCAGCATGTCGTCTGCGTTTCCGATTGCCAGGCTCCATGCCTTGTGAATCATCAGGAAGGCGCCTGGCGCCATCTCGATTTCATCGGCGCCCATGATCAGGAACGAAGCGGCGGAGGCGGCCAGGCCGTCAACGTGCGCAATGACTTTGGCCGAGTGCTGGCGAATTGCGGTTTCCATGGCGCGGCCACCGAATACTGACCCGCCGGGCGAGTTGACGCGAAGATGGATCGTGCTTGCCTTGATGCCGGCGAAGGTCTTTGCGAACGCCTCAGCCGATACGCCGCCCCACCACTCGGCATCTGCGTCTGAATCGACGATCATGTCGTACAGATACACGGTAGCTTCATCGCCTTCGGTGGCGATGTTGAAGTGACCGCGTCCGCGATTACTGGCCAGCAGTTGCCGGATTTTGTTGTTGACCATTGGTCACCCCTTTGGAAATTTCGTCACCACCATCGATAGGCGGCATGTTTTCAGCGCGGCGGATTTCGTTGACGCTCATCCATCCTGGCTCACCAGCTCGGCCAAGGGCCGCACGGTATGAGTCGGTGCGCGTTTTAATGTCTCCTCGCTCCAGCCCCTTCGTGTCGAATTCGCTGAAATGCCGTGCTGTTTTGAAGCACTTTCGGTTGAATTCCTGCTCGATCTTCACAAGGTGGCGCTGAAGCGTGTACTTCGTGAACCCAATCCCCATGTGCTCTACACCAGAGCCCCACGAAGTCGTCTTGTCCGTCTGTCCGATCATGAACGGCGGCACGCCGAAGACGCGCGCGATGTCCTCGATCTGGAAGCTTCGCGTTTCGAGCAGCTGGGCATCGGCGGCCGTCAGGCTCAGTTCCTTGATGTCCATTCCAGATAGAACGATGGGCGCGGCGCTCTTGCCCTTGCCTGAATAGCGCGTGACCCATTGATCTCGCATCAGCGTGACCTGATCGGACTTGATGGGCGTGTTGCTCTTGGAGATCAAGGCCAGGTCAGGACGCATCCCGGCGTCAAGCACATTCGATGCCTGATCGCCGGCATCGCGCGCGATGTTCGCTGGCTGGCGAAGCACGTAGCTGATCTGGCTCATGCCCCGGAACCCATTGAAGCCTGGGCCGGGAACGTGAATCATGTCGTCCTGGTCGTAGGCCGTGACGATGCCGTCCTCGTTCACCACGTACACCATTCGGCCGTCGATCTTGCGAACATCAACAAGTAGCGGATGAACGGGCACGATTCCAATGATGTTCGGCGACGTGCGAGACGCACGAACGAGACGCATGAACAGGTCACCATGCAGCAGCAGAGACTGCATACCGAATTCCCAGCCTACGGCGGCCGGCCAGACGGTGGACATCTGCTCATTGAGCAGCCACCAAAGATCATTGTTTACCCGCTCGCGGCCAGCTTCTGTGCGGCGGTAAACGTGTAGCGGCAAGCTGGCGACGGCGCCTCCGATCAGTGACACACAGGCATAGACCGCAGAAACTCCGAGGGCCTCTTTCTCGCTGATTGATTTTCCGGAACCATCAATAGAACCTGCGAACCATTCATAGGCCGGCGTGCCCGGCGTGATGCCGCTCACAGGCACCGGATCAGCATTCAGCACGGGCTCGACGCGCGTCGGCTCGCCCGGCGAATCGCGACGTGTGAACAGGTCGAACAGGTTCATAGGACGATCAGGGCCGGGGCCATCGCAGCCGCCGGGTTCAGAGAAATCAGCGTGATTGCGTTGAAGCTGGCCATCAACGGGTCGATCTTGCCGCGCCCCGCAATTTGCTTGGTGATCATGATGGCGTTGCCTTTCGGTTCGACACGGGCATTTCCCACGCACCAATCCATGAGCGGCTGGCCGGCGTGCCACAGCACGCCCTCGGCCAATTTCCGCTCGGTTGTCTGTATCGCGCCGTGCAGCTTCCA